CACATTCGAAGTGATTACCTGGGTGAAATCGGTTGCAACTTTCCCTTGTAAACTAGCAGCATCAATCCCCAAAGCATCGTGTGCAGCTTTGGTGTGGTCGGCGATGGCAACGTAAGAGGTATCGTGGTTGTGTACATCAAAGACATCTTTGCGAACCGGATGGGCCGCAGCCGTCGGGCTCGGGACAGACGGAGCCACTCCAAACGTCCACGCCCCCGTAATTGTCTCTGCGGCGGCAGAGCGCGCGAACCCTTCGGCGTTATATGCAAGCGCGTTTCGGACCCGCAAAGGGGTCATCATCTTCGTATTGTCGGTGCCGGCCTCGGCTTCCTCCTGCGTGGCTACGGCTGCCCCAGAGAGACCGCCAAGCTCCAGGATCTCAACGCGGCTGAAGAGTTCGGCCATGTCGTTATTGATGTTTGTCAGTAACGCTTCTTTGACCGTCTGGGATCCGACTACGGGCTCGTGTCCAGTTGCCATCGCTTAATACCTCATCGGTCTGTAAGTGGTGATGATTCTCGATATCCTTGCGCCGGCGCCGAGGACCTTGAACATGAAGAGCCGGAGATGGAACCGGTCGCAGAGGATGTTCGTCCGATACTGTGCTCGGGGCTCTTGAGTGACGTCCAAGATGACCTCCGCATCCCTCACCAAGACACCAGAGTAATCGTCCACCGTCGCGAGATCGGACATAGCGGACGAGAAAATTAGCTGGTCAGTCGATGCATATACGGCCCCGCCCGTATAGATCATGAGCTTGCCTTGGGCACCAAAGAGGGCGGAAAAGTCACACCATACGGACATCAACCGGATCTTACTTAGCGGGGCCTCAATGATGGCCGTCCTGAGGGTCGGGCAGATGGATACCTCGTCCAGATCCCGGTAAGAGTCCTCGTCTATCTGGTAGATGTGCCGATCCGAAGCCGCCAAGTAGAGGGTGGCGTTGTCGTGCGCTGTGGCAACCGGGACAATGGCCACATGGATTACATGATATTCAGACGCTGGCGACGCCCCCGAGCCCGGGCGAAGATAAACGGTGTTGAAGCCGAGAGCGTCCTGATCGCCGAAGAACCATGTCCACGACGTGAGTTGCCCGATATCGGCCGTGTTCGCAAGAAGGCGACAGTCCACATAGAGCGCGTCGGGCTTAACCAAGAACCCCGGATCGGCACCACTTGGTCCGGTCAGATACCATCCCGAGACCGACGACTCATGCCACTCCCAGAGGGTGCTATCCGCCAGGTCATGCGTATAGAGTCGCCACATGGCCCAGGGATAGATCTCCTTGTCCTGCCTTTTCCCCAGGGTCTTGGAGTTGATGTTGGCCACATAGACGTCGGGGGTGGCCGTTCGACAGATAACGGTAGCGTAGCGCGGATAGTAGTCCAGACCCAAGATGCCGCCGGAAGAAGTGATGCCCTTCAGAATGGATTCACTCTCGGCATGTGCTCGTAGGTCGCCGTACTGCTGCACGCCTGATAGGGACCATACTCTGTCGCCATCGGAAAACCAGATGTCGTTCCCAGTCGCAATGGCCATCCCGGCATTAGCTCCGACCCTCTGGAGCATAAGCTCTTGCTGATACTCGCTCGGCTTAGCTCCGGTGACCCTGGAGAGATACGGCTGTTCCGGGGAGCCAAAGAGATAGAGGGCCCCGTAGAGGCTCTGGATCGAGCCGATAGGGAAAGACGATGCGTCGTCATCGATGGCGCCGAGATACCCTCCGCCGTCGGGCGTGGACCAGTCCAGAGCGGACAGATTCCCGAACCACGCAAGCCCCGGGTTGTCGGGGTCCCCGGCTACCCACGGCCGGCTGTTCCACACCTCACCGAAAGACCCCTTAGGCGGTAGGGATGGACTGAGGGCGAGGGAAAAGGCTATCGTGCCGGCGCTGGCCCAACTGGTCGTGTAGGTGTAGGTGTCTGAACCGCCGGTGGATGCAGTGTCTATGACCACCTTGTTCGATGAGTCGCCCCCAGCATACTCAATGGTCGCGATATATGTACCGTAGGCGTCCATCTCGGCCGTCACGGAGTCAAAGGACGCCTGGAAAAGGGCGGTCCCCGTGGTGGGGAGGTCCCTGGCGTCCGCGATCTCCACTTCTGCAATCACGGTGTCGGTTGCCCAGTCGCGCACCCGTCCATAGATCGGGCCGGTAGGTGATCCCACGGCACCAAGCATGGCCTCGATCCGGACCGGCGGGATACTGAAGCCGGTGGGAATATCCGGCATGGTGAACCGCTGCCCGACCCGCACCGTGCCGCCGGAGTAGAGTTCCTGCGTTGTGTCCGCCGAGATGGACAAGTGGTTCCATGCGTAGCCCCTCGAGCCGTAGCCGCCGTCGTAGGCCAGGGTCAGGTTCCACGAGGAGTCCAAGATCTTCACATGGCCGCCGTCCAAGACCAGGACGCCGCCCTTGAACGGGACAAAAGCGACGGACGAGGACTCGAGAGATGATGAAATAAGAACAAAGGCCCCGTTGCCGTCGATCCGGAACAGGGCCTTATCGGTGGTGACGGCAAGGAGCGTCCCTCCCCCAAGGGGCACCCACCCGATCCCAGCGAGATCCGCGGGGGCCTGTTCCGACGTGAATCGCCTCATCGCCGGCCGAAGCTCAAGAGTCCCGTCCCTGGGAATCCAGTTTAAGCACTCCGCAAGCTCAGTCGGTGCGAGCGCGCCCTGGCTCTCCTCAAGATTGAGACCATGGACCCATGGGCCAAAGGTGAGTGTCTTCTGGGCTGCGGCTCGTGGAACCTTCACTTGAGGGATCATCACACACCCTTGGGGAGAAAGAATTTGGTTGTCGGTTGCGGGGTGAAGCGCCTCACTCCTCGCCTATACGTTTCATTGAGCGCCTGGATGTAGGCCGCATGAGCCTTTGACATGAGATAGGAAACATCTCCCTCGAGGATCTCCTTGAGTTCGACCGCTGTCTGCGCCTCGATGTAGGCGTCCCACACACCGCCAAATGGCATAGGAGTCGAGTCCACCGCCGTAAGTGGGGTCAGCGCAGACTTGAGGTACGCTATGCCGGAGTAGACGGCGTCCGGTGTGGGAGAGAAGCCGATCCGCGATACACCACTCACCGGGGCCGTCAGATAATATCGGATCGGCTTTCCCTGTCCAGATCCATCATCGCCTAGGGTAGCCAAATCGTGTGGGAAGATCTGCTCGAGGAGGACGTCGTCCACATAGACCCCGCCAATATCGGGAAGCGGCGACTGCACGCCGGGGAGTTGGATCTCACGCACGCCAGCCGTGGTGGTGAAGGTGACTCCCCTATAGGCCAGGCTGCTTTGGATGTTCGACAAGAGCTGGTGGACCAAGGCGATCACCCCGTTCATCACGTCCATCACCTCTTGATCGGTGAACGCGGTGGAGCGCGTGTCCCTGATCTTCGTCCGGATCCGCCCGACCACGTCAGCGACAGTCGCCATGGCCGTTCCTCCTCTCGCGTCAGTTTACTACGCTGATGATTTCCACCAGGAAGCGCGGGTTGTTCTTGATCGCCAAGATCTGACCAGACCGGCGGTCCCGGACGATCTCCATGTCCTTGTAATGCTTCTTCGCTTCACGCACCGGGTCCCGAGCCTCGTAGATCCCACTGTTGCCGGGGATCACGATCTGAGTGTTGATGATCGCGTTCCGGAGAACCTGGATCTCGGATTCGGTTAGCACGACTTCCTCGCCCGGCAAGAACTTTTTCCGATTCAGGGCCGAGTTGACGCACACGCTGATGGGGACGTCTCTGTTCTCCTGGTCCATGTCCATGTGGTAGACCTTGCAGACGAACTTCTGCGTCTTCACTTCCTCCATGGGCGCCGTCTCTTTGGGGGCCTTGCTCGTAGCCATGATTCAGTCCTCCTAGCGGTTGTGGTTTGGTTGGGGGCCCGGCACAGTCACCGGGCCCCGTGGGGTTAGCTCAGGTCGGTGCAGGCGTGCTCGATCCGGATAAGGAAGTCATCGTTCAAAATCTTGCACACATGGGCGGCCTTCCACCCGGAGGTAGCCCGCTGATCCAGAGGATCTTCCGTGCCCGCGCTACCCAGCTGCTTGATGATGTTTTTGATGCTCTTCTTGTTGAGCGGGATGACACCGTAGGCGTCCTTGGCCAGGATTAGGGTGCAGTACACGTCGGCGTTGGTTCCGGACGTGGAGATCATGGACCCGGCGGTCCCGCCGGCATCCTGCCAGACCTTGGCGTTGCTCGTGGCGAGGAAACGCACGCCCTTGTAGCTGCCGATCTCCTCTTCCATCACGTCGCCCTTGGAGGCGTACTCCTCGACGGGGATCCAGCCCGAGAGGGACTCCAAGTCGTACCGGCAGTCCACGTGCGTGATGCCGATGTAGGCGGGGCGGATCGGACGAGTGCCCACCTTGGTGGTGCCGTCGATCATCTGCCGGATCTTCTTAGCATCGGCTCCTTCGAGAGTCCGGATGGCCTGATTGATGTCGTTGGCAGAGATGGCCGCCACGACGGACGCGCGGTCGGCGACGCCGTTGGCGTAGCGCACGTTCGTGCCGGCCACCAGCACGTCGCGGTCCAGTGTGTCGATAGTCAAGCCCGCCTGCTCGCCCAGGATCTCGCCGGCCTCCACCAGCACAGGATCCAGCCCGGTCTCGATCAGCCAGTCCGTCAGAGTGACGAAGTCGCCATACTGCTGGATCGTGGCGTAGATGTCCGTCACCGTGAGCTGGCTCCCGGCCGGGGTCGTGCCTTCCGTCAGGGCCGTGGTGGCCGCCGCCAAACTCTCGTACCGGCGGAAGTTGATGCGGGTTCCGCTGTTCTTGGGAATCGGCCGAACCTGGCCGAACTTCCCGTAGAGCAGCGCGGGCAGCGCCCGTTCCAGCAGGTTGCGGTCATAGTACCCCTGCAGGTTGACGGAAATTTGCCCAGTGGTTCCAGACGTTCCGGTTTTGGTGAGTGCTCCAGCCATGGTTATTCCTCCTTCTTCTTGTGCGGGGAGGCCCGGCTGGAGCCGTGCGTGCCCGAAACCGTTTATCCGTCGTGCGCCCCACGCGCACGCCTTACTGGCTCATTATATGAACCCCTTCGCCTCTGCGAGTCGCCGCTCAAACTCCTCGCGGCTCATCTCCCACGCCTCGTCCGTGGTCGGCCTCGGGGGGATACCACCGCCGCTCCTCGCCCGGAACGAGGGCTTCGGCGTCGTAGGCTGTGCCGGGGCTTGACTCGCGGTGGGCTGAGTGCCTCCTGGCGCCGCCTGCTGCTGCTCGCCCAACACCTGCTTCCGCACCCAGCCGTAGAACTTCACGAATTCGGCCGGGTCGGAGTCGACCTTCTCGTAAACCTCGACCGGGAGCTTCCGCGCATACTCGCGGATCTTGGCCACCACTGTCTGGAAATGCTCCGGATCCCTCGCCATGAGCGCCGAGCGGAGGGCCTCCACCCTGGCCTGCTGGGCGACGATCTGAGGGTCCACCGCCGGCGCCTGAGGCTGTTGCGACTGCAAGCGAGACCATAAGTCCTTGTCGTACTTTCTGAAGTTGGCCGCCAGCCACTCTTCTTCGCTCGAGAACTCGGTGATCGGTTCCGGTTTGAACTCCTCCGGAGCCTCGGGGGTCTGTTGCGATTGCTCCGGCACGCCCTCGCCTATCCTGGCCCGCAGGTAGGACTCAAGCGCCTGTTGTGCCCCCGGATCGCTCCGGATCATCTGAAGGGTGGGCTCAAGCGGCTTCACCTCTTGCTCGTATCTGAGCCCTTGCGCTGCCAGGTCCTGGAGGCGACTCTTGGGTACCCGGTGAACCTGGCCGTTGACGACAATGTCCACCAGTTCGTCCTCCGGCACAGCGGGCTGCCGGTCCTTGGCCGCCTCAACATCCGGCTCCGCCTCCTTCTCGGGCACTTCCGGCTCATCGTCCTGCTCGCCGGCCACCTCGATGGGGATTGCCTCCTGCTCACGGTAGTGTGCGCGGTCAAAGAAGGATGGGCCGTCGTCGTCGAGCCGCCCGAAACCCGGGAGCGCCCACGGCGACTGGTCCTGTGTCTGGTCTTTCCTGTCCTCTTGCGGTTCCTGTGCTACCTTTGCCATGTCATCCTCCTGGTTCACGGTGACGCATCACCTGTCGCGCCCTACGGCGCGGATCAAACCGACAATGTGTCGGTATGCCTCGACGTTCGTCCGTCGTACCTGCTCAAGGAGACGGGCGTTCTCCTGGATCTGTTGGCGCACATCCTCACGGGGCTGTTCGCTTTGGGTCTGCCTGGGCCTCACGCTTCGCCACCTCCTGCTGTCTCTTGATGAGATCTTGGGCCATCTGGACCTTTGTGAGCAAGTGGGTCCTCAGCCGGTATGCCCCCCGGAGTAGCCATACCTGAGAGCCGAAGTCCGTAGACTCACCGGCCACAATCTCTAGGAGCCCTCGGTTGACCAGCTCCCACCACTCCCGCATCAGCGGGTGATCTAGTAGCTCCTGCGCCTGTCGGCCTTCCTCAATGATCTGCGTGTCTGTTTTTTCCATGATTTCCTCTTACTGTAGCACCTGAGCCACGAGGTCCGGGGGTACCTGGCCCCGATGACCCATGAGTACGTTCGGTACTGGTCTCGGTTCCGTTCCTCCATTACCTGTAGTCTGCGTCGTCACCAAGCCTGCTGGATTGACAGCCGATAGGAAGAGGATCGCAAGGGGGTTCTGCTCCCCTATGAGGCCCTCGATGAAGTCCCGAATGCTGTCCTTGTCCTTGATGTCCAGTTCCTTCATCTTGAGCGCGAGCTGTTGCCGGGCCATCTCCAGCTGCTGTTGCAGCGCCTGTTGCTGTGCCTGTTGCTCCTGCTGGGCCCTCGCTTGGATGCCCTGGACGAACTCCTCAAGGGGCGCTACCAAGAGGCTTGGATCCTTGAATCCCAGGGTGTCCAGGTAGCGAGTCGCCAGATTGTGAGCGCCCTCTGGCGATACGAGCCCGGGCCAATGCTGGGCCAAGCCGATTAGAAACTGCACCGCCCGGTCCATCCGGCGGATCTCGCCTTCCTCAAGGATCGCGGCCAAACCCAAGTCTACGCGTGCCTTCACCTTGCCCTGGATCATCTCGGGCGTTACCTGTACTTCCTGACCGTGGACCTTCTGGACGAAGGGCTTGGTCATGTGCTTTTGGTAGAGCCAAGCGCACTTCCGGTAGAATTGCCGGAGCCCGTCCTCCGCGATCAGCGCCGCCACCGCGTGGATACGCACCTTACCGGCCTCTTGGATCCGCACCACCCCGGTCGCCGTCTTGTTGAGGCTGTCCGCGTCCATCCCTTGGTTGTAGCGGGTCAGCCCGGTCCGGTTTTCCCCGATCGTGTCGGCGTACTCAAGGAGCGCCAAGGGCTGCTGCAAAGGGATCATGGGCGGGATCAATGGCACCACAGACCCCTGCTTGCCGTATACGTAATCGCCGGGCGCCGAAGAGAGCAGCCTGATCACGTCCACGTTGCCGGCGGGGTCCACCAGCCATCTGCCGCTATTGTTGAAGGCAAGGTTGTCGAGGGTCTGACGCGTGATCATGGTCTTAAGATTCTGGATGTCCACCAGAAGCTCCGCCATGCTCTTGCCCTCGAACTTGTACGGATCCCGGATCGGCGAGCACTTGGTGATCGGGATGAAGCCATCCCGGTTGATCTCCACTCGGATCAGGCGCTGGTCGGCCAGCCAAGCCGTGACGTTCTCAAGGAAGCCATCGCCGTCGATATCCAGGCGCGTGTACCACTCCACTAGGTCCACGGCCCGCCGCGGCCCCGTCTCCGTGTCGTCGCCGTACCACGTTTCCCGGTTGTAATAGGATTGCTTCTCAGCCTCCGCGCTGGCTCCGTACTCCGTCCCTCGGCCGCCGCCATCGGAGGATGGAGAAGCGCCGCGTTCGACTTCATCAAGAAACCAGAAAAACGGCTCGTCGCCCTGGCGGTAGGCTCTGTCGATCCGCTTGAGGTAGTCAACCGTCACCCTCGTCTTGTGGCCCTTGGGCTTATCGTCGTCCATCTCCCTCGCGTCGGGGTGCCACAGGGCCTCCCACGGCGGCATGCCCTCAGCGTACATCTCGTCCGAGGTCTGCTTGAGGATCTTCGCGCGGACGCCCCGGAAGACTAAGCCAGTGGGGGTGTACGCCTCGCCCTCCATACCCACAACCTCGACCTGCGGATCATTGAGCAGCTGCTGCATCTGAGGTGCCGTGACCGCTGGAAATGTCTGCTCGACCTTCTCGTAGTCCAGGTTCCACCCGAGCTTCAGGAAGGCCGTCCCGCTCACAAGGGCATCCAGGAACCAGTCATAGAACAGCCGGAATAAAGACGGCTCGCCATCGCCGAGGTCTTGCTGGATCTTGGCCATGAGCGCCTGGGCGACGATAGGTGGCTTGCCGAGGATCTCCAAGTCGACCTTGGGATGTCCCATCGCGAACGTGTTGAGCAGGTGCGGCATCATCCACTGCACCTTGTCGAGCAGGTCGCGGCTCATGTATCGTGAGCGCCCCTCGACCTCATTGCCCAGCGGGCGGCCGTGATACCGATCCCAGTACTCTTGCCGGTCCACGCTGATCTGCTCGACGTGTTTCTCGGCCTGGCCGACCTCGGCGCGCACCTGGAGCTGGATCTCGTCCCATGTCATAGGACGCTGCTCCGGGTCAGACACCGGCTGGAGATCTCCTTGTTGTGTGGTCAAATCGTCCAACATGGCATCCTCACACGGTCACTCGGGCCATCCTGGCTAGGTGCTCCCTGCGTATGTGATCCGCCCGGCCGTGGTCTCGGTGGATCACCGGACCCGTTGCGGCCACCTGCGGATCCTCGATGCGAGAGATGCAGTCCAACATGTCGTCGTGCCTGGAGAATGGCCACAATAACAGTTCCTCCTCGATGAACTCGCGAACCACGTCCCGGCCGTCGTGGTATCCGAGCGTCCGGGGCAACCAGAATCGCCCCTGCTCGAAGATCGGGATCAGCCGCTCGATCCGGTCCGCCTTGCTGACGGGCCCACCCATCTCATTGATCTGGAAGTACACGCCTTCTGAGTGCATCTTCTCCTCGAAGTAATGGATATCCGACAACATCCCGTACCGTTCGTAGAAGACGGGCATGTCCGCGCCGTGTTTCGTGACCAACCGCTTCAGTTCCCGCCACCGCTCACTAAGGTTCATACGCTCCCTAGTCAGATCTTCGAGGAAGCGGTTGCCCAGGGCGTCGATGGAGACCACGGCGAAGGCCGAGTAATCGCTGTCCTTCTTCTTGCTGTGCGCGGGATCCACCAGAAGATATTTGCGGCGGGCTGCCGGCAGCTCGCTATAGTGCTTGATCCACTCGGAGCGGAATCGTCGGCCCTCGTCGGCCACGGGGTTGAGTAGCTGCTGGCAGGCGAAGACGTAGGGGCCCTGCTCTCGGCGGAGTTCTAGTAGCCGCTGAGGAGATAGCAGCACAGGCGACCCGGTCGGGGTGCCGTCGTCCGTGGCGGGGTATTTCCTAACGATATAATCCCCGCGTTTGATGAGTTCGGAGTAGAGGTCCGCAAAGTGATAGTGGGTGCCGATCACGCGCTTGGTGCCGCCGTCGGTTCCCAGAGAGTGTGAAAGCTCGAAGGCTTCCATGGTTTTGCGGATCATCTCGGGCGTCGTGACGCTTTCGTGCGTAACGACGTCGTCATAGATCCTGATGGTGAAGTGTTTCGACGTGGGTTGCCCATCCACCAAACCCCACGCCTCGATACTGGCCTCCTTGGCCGTGGACTTGCGCTTGACTAACAGGCCGTCGTCTTCAGACCACTTGGGTGCGTCTTTGCGCGGGTTATGCCAGAACACGTCCTTGAACCAGCGTTTGACAAGGCAGTCGCCCTCGAGGGTCTGCTTGATTTGGCGCAGGAAGCCCTTAGCAATCGGGCGGGTGTGGGAGAAGATGGCGATGCGCTCCTCTGGGTTAAGGATAAGCTCCTGGATCGGCAGTGCGTAAGTGAGGACGGTACTCTTGTAGTGCTCCCGAGCCCATAAATCGAGCGTGCTGTTGTGCTGTTCCTCCACCTCCCGGATCCTGGCGACGATCCACGGGTGGTTGGCGTCCACGCGGCCTAGGCCGAAGACGAGCAGGAAAAACAGATCTTCCTTGCACAGGCGGCGGTAGGTTTCCAGGCGAGGGAGCTTGCCGCGCTTGATCGCACGGAAAAGCGCCGGATAGTCGAACTTGTAGGGGGCGCCGGGTATGGGGGAAAACTCCACCATCAGTGCAAACTCCGGTCCTCACTCCAGGGGTCGACGTCGTCATCCGGGGCGGTGCCGGCCGAATGGTCGGTCGCACAGCGCAAGGCCTCCACTTCGGTCTTGAAGGCATCCAGATCCACGGGATCCGTGGGGGGGCGGCCGGACGCGGGATCCTCCAGGATCCCGGCAAAGCGCAGCTTGGTCTCGATGATCTTCACGGCACGCATGCCCTGCCGGGCCCGGGCTTCCACGTCCAGGTGGTCGTTGCGGAATTGGGAGAGCATCCAGCCCTCCACTTCTTCCAGGGCCTCGAGGTCGGCGGGGACCACCTCCTTGATGTGGTCCTGCACGCGCTGGCGCGTGGCCTCGCTCCGCTCCTGGCGCACCGACTTGAGGAACCGGCTCACCGTGGGCTGGCTGATGGAGTCCTGGATGCCGGCCTCCGCGAGGTCCGCGGACACCCGCTCTGCGATCTGTGCCGTGGTCAGGCCCTCGGCGCTCAGTGCCAGGACGCGCTCCTCCAGCCGGTATTTTTCGATCTTATTGACGGCGGCCATATTTCCCCCACCACAGGACCGGAACAGGCCGATCCTCGATATCGATATGAACGTGGCTCGGATAAACTCCGATGCCGGGGATCTGTGACCGGATGGCCGCCTCGACGAACCGCCGACGCAGCGCGGAGTCTTCCACGCGCACGTCGGCGGCCGCGCAGAGGAGGTGAGCGGAGGTAGCGGCCCCGCCGACAGCGGCATTGTGCCTGGGGCACCGATAGCCGCTGCTGACAGGCATCGGGTGTCCGTATCGCTCGCGCAACGCCTCCAGGCAGGCCAAGAGGGGCTGCAGGCGCTCTTCGGGGGGTAGTGCCCCGCAGCAGGGGCAGGCGATCTCCTGGACTGAAAAATGGGGACTCAATAGACGATCAGACACCGGGCGCTCCTTTCAATCGGAGCATACACCCGCTTTTCGACGCAAGCCGGAAGCCGACACAAAAAGGACACATCCCGACAAGATCCGACAAGATCCGACAGAAACAGACCTTGACAGGGTCTTGACGGCACAGAAGGACTTAGGGGCGGGATGACTTCCTCGGGATGGACAACTGGGCGCCCTGGCGGGGCACAGCGAAGGCGTCGAGGTCGGTATCTTCGGCGCAGGCGGTGCGGAACCAGGCGTCCAGCACGTCCACATGGGCCACCCAGCGTTTCCCGCGCTTCCGCACCGGCATCCCGTCATCTATGAGCGCATAGAAGGCGTCCTTCCCGATTTCCAGGAACTCACAGATCTTGTGCCGTCCGATGAGAACCTTGCAGTTGCCCATCCAACCCCCCGCGTGCTAAAATAGCGAAACAGTTGATAATATCCATCCCTCACACAAAAACGCGAGCTTTCGGCCAAAAACGCGAGATAACGCGAGATCGCGTTCGGCCGTTATCGCCCGTTTTCGGCGCCGGCAAATCCGCCCCAGGTTCGGCGCCATCACCCGAAACCGGGACTGAATGGCCGTTCAAGTTTACATAATTGTTAATTATCGGACTTTTCTCTGCTAAGTGTTTCATTTTCCTCGTTTTTCACGAAGTCCGCAATCGTTATCAACGGACCCGACAC